TGTCCTTTGATTGTAATTACAAATGCTTTCATCTTGAAACCTCACATATAAAAACTCTACCTTTATGTTTTACATCTTCATTTATTTCATCTCTAATAATCATATTATTATCTATAATCATTTGTCTTACCTCATCATCGGTGGCATCTAACGGATCATTAGGGTGATGTACACTTTTTTTCGCAGAGTATTCTAAAAATAGTGTACCAGTAAAATTTAATTGGTTTTTCCAAACCTCTAGTGTTTCCATTGGTGTTATTGTATGATCAAATGAATTGGTGTATATTATATCAAATTTACCAACCCATTCGTCTATTGGCTTATTAAAATCCCATCGTTTTGTCATAGGAAATTTTTCAGCAGTTTGACATATTTCACTACCAATGATATATGCATTAGGGTATAATTCTGCAAAATATTTTTGTTCTCCTGCAGCTCTTGTACCATGACAAAGAATATTTTTAACTGCAAATCCTTTATAATCTGCTATATTTTTTATTGTGTGTTTTTGTGCATATACCCAATTGTTTTTCTTTAAGGTAGTTGCATTTTGATGTTTTAAATATTCATCATAATTTTCATATTCCCAGGTTCTCATTTACCTATCACCGTAAATCCTGGACCATCAACACCTTGCATCATAACAGTCCAATTATTTTTTTCGGCATATTCAGTTAAACAACGGTGCAATTGATCGTCTTTTCTACCCATTAATTCTGCTGTGTCATGAGCAATAATAAATTTTCTAACATTATGACCATGTAGTTCCAATTCTTTTTCCATAAATGCATAATTATGTACAGAGTCAATTACCAATAAATCACAGCGTCCAATAGATCCTAAACTTCTGGAATCCAATTCCTTTAATATTAATTCAATATTATTTTCTGCACACCATTTATAAGCCAGTGGTGATAGGAACTTACGATATCGGCTCATATCAATATCAACCAATTGAATCTTTTTTACATTTGGTAATTGAAAAGCCAGCGATGCAGTTCCACCTTGGTGTGTTCCAAGTTCCATATACTCGGTACAGTTGCCAGCATCCCACATTTCCTTAATCGCGTCATGCATTTGGCAATAATGTTCGCCGTGTGCTTCTTCTTGTTGTTTCCGAATCTCAGTATGAAATTCAGGTATTGATTTTACATGGCCTAGTTCAGCATTAATCATCATACACTCCTGTTGTGCTTGTCGGTACAAAATCCAAACGAGTTTTTAAAGCTCCTCTGTGCGTATCCCATTGGCTTTCATGCAATGCATTTCCACCAACTACTGGATTGCCACCCATATATGGGGTGATTTTTATAATTTCATAATTGTTTATATATCGGTTCATATTATCATGGCCAGCAAATCCGAGTTTCTCATAAATATCATTATATTTTTGAGCAGATTTTGCATTAATCACATAACCATGGGTTGCCTGTTCTCTATTACAAAGATTTACACATCTTGTTGCATAGGGTTGATTTAAATCCAAGTTCCTTTGAACGATAGCATCGTGTTCTAAAACAATGGCCGTTTCGTTATTTTCAATAATTTTTTTACGAACTTGATAATGTGACATTGTCATGCATTGTTGCATCACAATCATTCTATTTTCTATTTCCTTGGTAGGTTCCTTACCGGCTTTTCTTCTATAATTACCGAGCAACCTTTCTCTATAATCTTCTCTTACTGGCCAGCCTGGATAATATTTTTCCAGGGTTGCTGGAACAACGGCATCAAATAAAAACGGTTTAATTCCATATTGTTCGCATGAATGTTTTGCCCTTGTCGTTAAGGTTCTTACTTTATTACTATCAAAAGCATTTATGGTTGTAATAATATAAGCATTAAACATTATTTAAGATCTCCGGATGCCTTATATTTTTTAATTAAATCCATTCCAGCTTCTCTGATACCTTTATCATGTTTTGTAACAACTGCTATTCTACCATGGTTAGGGTTTGGCTGAAATTGCACACAATTATGAATTAATTGATTCATTTTAGTTTGTACAGTAATATCCTCGATAAAATACACTGCACCATCATTTAAATATTTGTTAAGGTAATTATATGTATTAACCATAGAAAATGCTCTATGCAGTCCATCATCTATAACAACATCTATTTTATTACCATCAAGAATTTTATCAATACCTTTTGGATCGGTTTGATCAAAATAATGAACCTCAGCCCTACCAGGATCCTTTACTGTTTCTGGACTTATATCCAATCCAATAATTCTGGCGTTTGGATAATAATCTGAAAAAACTCTTAAACCAGTTCCTGTAAAAACTCCAACCTCAACTACTATCTTTGGATCTTCAGGTAAATAACGATCATAAATTTTATCATAATCGTTTACACAACATCTATCTCCTCCGGCATGGCTCTTACCAGATTTACTAATTTCACGGTGATGACCACCATGGATATTTTCTAAATCTCTCAACGTATGTTTCATTTTAATTTCCATTCCGATACCGGTTTATTTACAACTGTATTATGCCAATCAGCATCCTGATCATCAGCACCCCGTAATTGTACATGAACCAATTTTGTTTTATCTGTCCTATTATCTATTACTGCTCTAGGCGTAGTGTTTGAATCACCATCATAATGCACATAACTATTCCAACCATTATCAAGTGTTGTAAAATCATGACCACCAATAATTAGCATTGCATGTAGATAATTTTGGTCAATCGTATAAAATCTATTACATCCACCCATACGGACAGCATTAATATATTCCTTAAAAGGTACCCAGTTTTTCTGAGCCTTTTCCCTACCTTCCCTGGTATATAATACCACGCCAGAATTATAAATTTTAAGATTGCCATCTTTATTTCTAGGCATCTCTTTACCAAATCTTTGTTTCATTACCTTATTCCATTTTTCATCACCAGCAGTATTAATATGACTTCTGGTTGTTAAATGGGATATTTCTTTATGAGGTTCATCACAGATGCCAATTTCTTTTACACCTTGTTCAAAGACATTTTCTATTAAACCATCAACTGCAAATACATCGGTATCAGAAAATAATATATTATCATATTTCTCGTGATATGTATTATTCCAAATAGGTTCAAATGCATTATAGTATTGTGCAATATCACAGTATTGTTGTGCCCAGATTGGGTTGGTCTTAAAAATATAATCTGCACCAATCCTTTCGGCATATGCTTTCATATTTGCAGCGCCGTGTTTAACTGCCGGGCCAGGTTTACCTAACCAATATTGATAAATTAAATTTTTCATACTTCGTAAAATTTCTCTCCTAGTTCCTCTGGAGTGCCAATCCATTTTGGACTCTTATTTTGTAATTCAATCATTGCTTTATATGTTGGGACCATATTCATTGGACATTTTAAAACTGGTCCTTTGCCGTGTTCTACTTTATTTACATGCAAATTTTTTAAATCACTAGGATGTACAAATTTACCTGAAATATGAAATTCACATTCCTGATGTTTGTACATTAAAGGTAACCAGTATGAATGAAATTTTTTCTGATTTCCATCAAATGAACTTACAATTACCATGGTTTTGTGGCCTCGACAACTGCTGAATGTAATGCTCTAATTTGTCCTGGAGTATCAATATTTCTAAAATCTGCACAACCGCTTTTCATATAATCATATTCTTTGACTATTTTATATCCTAATTCTTTTAATTTATCCATTAAATCTTTTTTATGCCAAACATGTTTATGTTCACCATTTTGCCACAATAATCCATGAGCACATTGTTCTCTTATAGATTTATTTCTATGTTCCTTAGGGCAAAACCCATGCTTTACTACATAAAAATTATGGTAATTTGCACAAAAGTATTCTTCATCACTTGTAAGTTTTTCATCTGAAAGTAATTTATCAACAAATTCGTGAGGTGGCCAAACAGTTCGTATAATACCACCAGGTTTCATTATTCTGAGCATTTCGGAAAGATAATTTTCTCCTTCCTCTTTGGTAAGATGTTCGATAAAATGTTCACTATACACTCCATCGTAGGTATTATCTGAAACGCCTTTCATAGGTAATTTTGTCATATCGTAAACCATACAATCTGGATATGGTTCATCTCTTACGCCATCCCAATTTAATCCTCGTTTACCCTTTGCTGCTATTTCAAGGTACCTTGCCATTTACTCAACTCCGTGTTTTCTAATTTAGGCATATCAAATTTTGCTCTGGCTAAGAAATGGTTAATTTTTCCATCTGGTTTACCATTCTGCCATTGATATGATGATACTCTATTCCAGGATGTATCCAGTTCCTGTACTTTAAACATTGATTGTGATAATTGAATATTGATATACATCTGCTCTGTATATCTTGTATGCATATAATAATTATCAACCGATGTAAAATGTTTTCTTGCCTTTATTCTACCGGTTTTGGTCCACATTTGTAAACCACCATTTAAATATCTAAACGGCTCTTGTGGATACATTTCAGATTTTGGAAATGACCAATCATCACCAAATAGTTTTTTACCATATGCGATGACACCACGTTTCCATAATGGACCATTCATAACCTTTTGTAACCATCCAGCAGAAGTACTCTGAAAGAGACCTAATTCGTGAACCATTGAGATATCCTCACTACCGGCCAATTGAAATATATTAGGACAATTTTCATGAACAAGCATATCTAAATCTAGACAAAGAACATTATCATAGTCATCAAAAAAGGGATCATAAACCAGTCGTAATGAATCTAGTCTGGGATCTAAATGTTGGAAAAATCTATCATGAGAAAGTACATAATGTGTATTACATTCTTCAGCGTATGCTTTTGCAGAGCGGGATCCGGCATGGGCCCACTCTGGCATTTGTTTTCCACCCATATCTGCATCAAAGGATTCATATGGAATATAGTATTGAAATATCAAATTTTTCATAATTCACTTCACTTTGTAATTATATATTACTTTGTTTTTGGTTTGGTAGCCTTACCTTTTAATGCATCAGCGCCAAAAAATGCTGAAACCAATACTGCAATCGATGCAAAATATGTTGGTGCAATATTGGCAATTAATCCTGCGGCCTCGGATAATCCAAAGGCAGAAGTTATAAAAATACCAAATGGATATAACAATAATCCAAATAAAGCAAACCATGCCATTTTTCTAATAGCATCTCTTTGTGCGTCTGCGTCTTCCATTTCTTTTCTTTTAAACTCCAAATACATTGCCTGCTCTTCGTCAGTTACAATACCGTCACCATTAGTATCTGCAGGATGATAACCTGCTTTCTTTATTTCCTCTTCCGCCATAAGTAAGCTCCTTGATTTTCTGTGCACATTCTATAGCATCATTAAAACCATCACGAAGTCTATTTGACTTATGACCATTCACAATAAACCACTCAACATTATTTATATCCGAACCTTTCGGCATACTATAACCTTCAGTAATTTTCTCAAAATCAGTCCTTATATTTAAAACTTCCATTAATGACATTCTCAATAGCCTCCTTTATTTTTGGGAATAAATATTCTTCTAGATCATCCTCATTAGCCTGATACCTAATACCAATCCCACCTTTGGCAATCCATTTGGTAAGATTGGTTGGTTTATCATCAATCAGAATATTTGGTGTGCCGTCAAATTTATTAACAGCATGATTTTCCTTTCTACCAGTAAAAACCAGATTGCTAACTTGTGGCATCCAATTCCACTTTACTAACCATCTACGTTTCCAGTAAGTAGAATTCATCATATCACCACGTAATGGAGATGAATTAATTCCCCACTGCATATTATTTTGTATTGCAATATCCTTTACAAAGTCTACAAGTTTATACGAAGTTTTAAATGGTTGCAGAGTGTAGAAAAAATCGGTACCTTTTAATCCAAGGATCTGATCTTCTCTAAGCATCTTCCAGTGATTCACACCATAATGTGATTCTAAACCCTTAAAGAAATCTGCAATGACTCCATCCATATCTAAATAAATTATACTCATTATTTAAGTCCTTGTTCTTTAGCCGCAGACAAGATAATTGGCGTAAACAATATTTCCATTTCTTCTTCAACTTGTTCCCAACGGGTTGCAGTAACAGGATAGGAATATCTTGAAGTGTTAATTGGTACAAAACCAAAGAAAGATTTAAATTCGGATTTCCTATTCATAAGAGCATTATTAAAAAGATCATGAAGCAAATTTTGAGCCTTTCTAAATCTTTCTAGATGTTTATTTTTTGACATTGGATTTTCACATCTACCTTGGAAAGGTATCAGATCATTTAGTTGATCCGAAAGATGTTTAAAACCTGAGTTAGTTCCCCAGTCATTTGAAAATAAATTTAATTGTGTCATTATGCAGCACTCCTTATTAAAATTTTACCTTGGTCAAGTTTGGTAAAGATAATTTCTAGTAAACCAATTCGATCCAAATTGTCATCAGTTGGGTTAGGTAACTTTACCAAAGAGGTATATTCATTTTGGTAATTAATAAGTTTTGACATGGTCATTGAATCCATCATGTGTTCAGCTTTTTTCATTATGCAGCACTCCTTTTTAAAACTTCGTTTGCATCAAACACTGAGAAATAAATTGGCTTTGGCTTCATTTGCCCAGTTTCGGAATCTGCCTCTTTTTCAGTTTTTGAAAACCTAACCAAAGTAGCAACAGATTTGATACCTTTTAACTTCTTACCAGGTACTTTCATTTGACGAACTGCTTGTTTAAAAGTTACTACAGCATCTGCATCAACACTAGCCAAAATAACTGCATTACGGCCTGAGTATTCATATTTTGTTACATAATTAATCATTTTCATTTTCCTTTATCATTTTATAGTACTATTATATCACATAAAATCGCACTTGTAAAGTGTTTTTTTCAATTAATTTAAAAAAATAATGTAATAAAAACAATCACTTAGGAAAATAGTTTAAAAAAGTTTTATCCGTGGAACATTAAACGTTTATTATATTCATCTCGCCACTTAATAAACTCATCAATATGGGCATCACGAGTTTCTTTATACATTACTGGATGGAAATCATCAACATCCATTACAATTCTGGTGGCATTACATGGCATTCCACTTCTTTCCTCCCACATAACAGCATATGCTGCCAATTGCATAAAGTAATTACCAATGTCTTTTTTCTTTTTAGGTCTGCGTGATGTTTTCCAATCAACGATGGTAGGAATTCCATCCCATTCAACTACAGCATCACAGGTACCTGCCGCCTGTAAGTGGTTACTATATAGTGGAACCTCAGTACCAAAAACCTTAGTGACGTGTTTATCAATAAGTGGTTTTAAGTTTTCGAGGGATTGTTTAATGTGTGGTAAAAAATCAGAGGTATCTTCATTGTTAACATATTTTTCAATTATGGAATGTACATGAGTACCTCTGGTTGCTGCCTTATGTGAAATGGCATCTGCCTTTTCAGCACCAACTCTGTTACGCCACTCCATAATTTTTTCTTTGTTTACAAGACTTAGTATTGTAGTAACAGAAGGATAAGCATTACCATCAAGAGTAACATAGCGCCTGCCATCTGTGTGTTCAATACGATCCAAGCTTTTATAACCAATATCGATTTTTTCATGTATAAATTCCATTTATATAGTCCTTTTTAATTATATAGTATATTATATCACACTTTATCAGCAATGTAAACCCCTAATGTATTCCCATCATTTCTTTTGTCATTATGTAATCGCGAACAATACCCGATCTAACAATATCGTCCCAACCAAATTGAATGGTTGTAAAATATTTCATTCTTTCCATAATATTCATAAACTTGTATAATCCACCTTTTTCATCATCAAACCTAAAGTCAGTTTGTAGATAATCACCACAGAATATAATTTTACTATGTTCACCCATTCTAGTCATGACCGAATCCAATTCATGGAAATTTAAATTTTGCATCTCATCAACAATAATAATTGTCCTATCAAATGTTTTACCTCTAATGAATGAGGTTGTTTCAAATTGTATTTGATTACCATTTATTAATTTATTATATGCTGCCTTATCCTCAAATAGTTCCTCACATATTGCCTGGTATGGTACTGCAAATGGTTCTATTTTCTCTTCCAATTTTCCCGGTAAATATCCCATTTCCCTAACAGGCACTATTGACCTTATAATGACAATTTTATCATATGATCCACCGCGTTCCAATATTTGCTCTAATGCCAAGTATAAAGCCAAAAATGTTTTACCAGTACCTGCCGATCCGGTTAAAATTAAATTTTCACCTTCGTCCCAGGCACTAAATGCTTTTTCTTGATTATTGGTTAGTGGGTTAATTTCAGACAATTCTTCATATTTAACTTTTGATCCACTCATGTTTTAATAGTACTTCCTGGATGGCCCTTTTTAATGCGTTTTAAATTATCTCTGTAATCTGAGGGTGTTCTACTTAGAGTACCACCAGCCATTGTAATAAAAGATGCAGTGCTTAAAACTCGTTCAACATCATCAGATAATTTTTCTATCATTTCCTCATGTGGACAAAACACTTCCCATGTTTTTCCAGTTTTTTTACTTCGCAGCGTATACGTCGGCACCTTTAAATCCCTCCCACCAATATGGAGCTACTCTGCCTTTTTGCCATTTAGCAAAAGGTTTTGCAGCATGATAATAATTTCTGTATGCTTGAATTGGATCCGTATGTTTACACATAGGGTAATGATTCATTGCTTGAGCAAATGGAGTCATTTTTGTTTTTGGAATATTTGTAGGTAATGATTTTAAGTACCACAATCTCTCACGTTCCACCTTAGTATTTTTGTAAGGTTCCTTTTCAGTTGCATACCTATATGTATATTCTTTACAAAGGGCATATAAATGTTCCCAATGCCATTCGTAATTTGCCGATGATTCCATAGTCCATTTGGTACAAGGATGTCCAAAATGAACTGCCTTCATATAAATTAGTTCTGCCTCATAATCAATATCAGACAAATCATAATATGGAACCATACGTTTACCAGATTTGGAACGCCTGGTTGTTTTTTCGCCATCAAGCATTCGATGGGCCGTTGATAGCATTTGTGCAGATTCAACAATCATTTTAGGTATATGTTTATCGCACATCATTTGTGCAGCAATTGCTGGATCTGTATCGAGAATAAATATGTTCATACCGTGCCTTTCCGATTTGTTAGTACTATTATATCAAAAAAACACGGTAATGTAAACAACTAATTTAACTAATTTATGTTACTTCTGCAATTCTCCTATCAATAAATGCTCGTTTCTCAAGTATCTTTTTCATACGCTCAAGTAATCCCTTTCTTTTTAATGTGTTGGCATAATTTAATAATTCTTGGGAATCTTGTTTTAGTCTTCTGAGCTGTATTGCAGTCATTAATAATCTCCAAAAAAAATGGCGTGCTTATTTAACACGCCACGGTTAGGGTTTTATAATTGATTACGATATTATTAGTCCAAAAGTAAACCAGGAAAGGCCTCCTCAATTATGTTTCTAGTAATACCGTGAAATTTTTCTTTATTAATCATACTAATAACAATTTTGGCATCCTCTGGGTGGATAGCTTCAATCAAACCAATGAAAATAGCCTCGCGCTTATATGCAGGTAACTTGGTTCCTTCTCCGCCGTGCACAAAGTATTTAAAATCTATATTTTTCTTAAAAAGATTTGATGGAATTGATTCCGGTTTGCTAGGAGTATATGGTGGATCACCGCCGGGTAATAACCAACTCACCTTTGAATCATAAGAGCCTCTGAGAACATCCTTTAGCGCCCACGATTCATTATCAACCAGGATTTGAACTTTTTGTTCTTTTTTTCTAGCTTTGCCGGCCTTATCTAAGACCTCATATATTAACAAATCCATAATATTATTTATACCTCACTTAATTTTAAAAGTTTCTTTTAATTTGGAAACATGTTTTGAATGTATTTTACAACCAATAAATTCGTTATAATATTCCTCTTTTAATAAAACATCAAACATAAACTGTAACTTGGCTTCCATATAGGACATTTCACCTTTTGTTCTACACAGATGCAAAATTTTTCTTTCATATCCATCAGGTCCTATTTTCTCAACCAATGATTGTAACTCTTGGTTCGATCCGTAGTATTTTTGCCAGTCTGATTCAACTCTTGTTTTAACACGTCGAGATCGTTTACTATTTTTTGGAAGAATCTTTGGACGCCAGAAATTCTTTTTACCAATATATTTCTTATCTGTTGACAATTCTCTGATTTCATAAACAAACCCCTGATATTCCTCTGGTGTTTTATTGTATTCTTTATCTTTATATTTCCAAACCATATAATTATATATTACTGATCTTTCAACCTTGCCCAGAGCTTTCGTACACCGTAATTTTGCGATTTAATAAACTTTATTGGTGGTTTTCGGATTTCCTTCATTATTGGACCATTTTTATCAATATAGTCTATTATAGATTTACTAGGTTTCACGACTCCCATTAATATGATACCGCGTTATAAAAAGGAATATTTCTTTCTTTTATTTTAGCAGAACCACCAAGCTCAGGTAAATCGACAACACACAAGACTGCCACAACCTTAGCTGATACACTTTTAACAATATCAATAGTGGCTTGTATTGTTCCACCAGTGGCACAAAGATCATCTACAATAATTACACGGTCCTTATTATTAATGCTATTTTTCTGTATTTGTATTGTGGATGTTCCATACTCTAAATCATATGTTTTTGATATTACTGGTCCAGGAAGTTTACCTTCTTTTCTTGCTAAAACCAAAGGTATAGACGAATTATGTGCCAAAGGACTTGCAAATATAAAACCTCTTGCATCTATTCCTATGATTTTATCAGTGTAACTTTCACTGGTATATTTTAATAAATTTTCTGTAATGAAATTATTAGTTAATTGAAATCCTGCAGGTTCTGCACATAATCCAATAGTGTCATAAAATGTTATACCTTTTTTAGGAAAGTTTTCATAGCTTTTTATATAATCCTTAATTTTCATACGTTTTCTTTTTCCACGTTCCATCTCTGTTAAAATACCGTGCATTAAATATTGAGTAACCAATACTCCAAAACCAACCATACCGTGGACCAAAGTCTTTATAATAGAACCAAAAATCTTTAAGCATTTAATACCTATCAATCATAACTATCATTAAATGCATCTAAATCTTTTGAAAGGTCTACAACTCCAGGTCTTCTACCACATAGAGGACAGAATTCAGGTTCAGCTGAGGAGGTAATATGGGATATCTCCTCACATTCTTGACACTCTATTCTGTAAGTATCCATTAGGCAACCTCAGGTAAAGGTTCGTCCCAACCCCATTCACCTTCCATTCCATTTACAGAATATTCGGTAACTCTTTTTTCAAAAAAGTTATCATGTGACGCACCATTAAGTACCCAATCAAGCCATGGAAGTGGATTATCTTTTTGCTTAAAAATAGGTTTTAACCCGAGTTGAAGCAACCTTCGATCGGCGATATGTCTAATGTAATCTCTCACTTCTTGTTTGCTTAGTCCTTGCATTTCTTCACTACCATTATAAGCAAGTTTAATAAATGCATCTTCCAGTTTTACAGCCTGTTTTGCCATAGTGTAAATTTTTGATTTTAATTCATCATTTACAATACGTGGATGTTCATCACAGAACTCACGGAATAATTTGGCAATACCTTGTACATGCATGGATTCATCTCGAATTGACCACTCAACAATTGTACCCATACCTTTCATCTTACCGAAGCGTTGAAAGTTCAGAAGCATTACGAATGAGGAAAACAATGACATACCTTCATTAAATACGGATTGTGCCATAATTTGAGCTAATCCCATCTGTGTACTATTATTACCTTTTGACATAAATTCAATTTTTTCTGCCATTTCACTATACTCTAGAAATGCATGGAATTCTTCATCTGGCAATCCAAGTGTATCATTTAATAGTGCATATGCACGTTGATGGATTGCTTCTCTACAAGCAAAAGATCCAAGCATATTACGCACTTCATTATTTTTAAATTTAGGAATCAATAATTCGTAATAATTTTCTCCAACTTGTACATCAGATTGTGTAAACAACCTAAGGACTTGGGTAATAAATTCCTTTTCCGTGTCAGTTAATTTAGTTTTCCAATCTTGGATATCTTCTGATAATTCAGCCTCATCTTCAACCCAGTGGATTTCTTCGTGTTTCTTTGTTACATCCACAGCCCATGGATAAAGAAACGGTTTATAAGTTTTTGATTGTTGTAATAGTGACATATTTACCCCTCACATGCTCGGCATTCATCGCCTGATTCGATTGTTATTGGTTGATTTAGATGTTCCATTAGTTCATCATAACCACCAACATAGTTTCCTTCCACATAAATTTGTGGCACTGTTTTTACTTCTCTGCCTGTAACTTCTGCTGCAGTTTTTCCTAACTCCACAAGATTAATATAATCAAATGGAATTCCTCTTAATTCTAATTCTTCTTTTGCTCTCATACAGAAAGGACAATCATCCTTACCATATACAATGGTTCTCATATCACCGGCAAGTACAACTCGTTCCACTTTATCTGAAACAGTTTCTGCTCTTTGTTTTGCCTCTGTACGAAGATAATATAATCCTTTAAGGCCTTCTTCCCATGCCTTAATATGTGTTTTATTAACATAGGATTTTTGTGCACCGGAAGGAAAAAATAAGTTAACTGATTGACCCTGACAAATATATTTTTGTCTATCCGCTGCATGTGCAACGACCCATGTTTGATCAAGTTCCTGAGCCGTTTTAAATACGGCTTTTTCTTGCTCTGTAAGGTTAGGTATATGCTGAACTGAACCTTTATTAGTAATAATTGATGTCCAGATAGTCTCATTATTAATTTCATATTTTTCTAAAACCGGTACAAGATATTTATTCTTTACAAGAAATGAACCAGCTCTTGTTCTATGTGTATATGCATTAGCTTTTTGTGGTTCAATGGACGGACTGGTTGATAATATTACTCCGGAAGATGCATTAGGAGCAATAGCCAACAGATGAGCGTTACGCATACCAGAACCTTTACCATCTGGATATTCTCCTCTTTCTTTTGCTAATTTTTCCGATTGTTTTGTTGCTCTTTCTTTGATTGTTCCGAAAACCACTTCATTGATTTCTCTTGCCAACTCAGATTCCCATGCCACTCCCTGACGCTGGAGGAGGGAGTGGAACCCCATAGCACCCAGGCCGATGGACCTTTCTCTTTCGGCTGAATATTTTGCGCGGGAGATTGAATCTGGCGCATTTTCAACAAAATACTCAAGTACATTGTCCAGCATAGTGATGATATCTTCGACAATAGTGGTATTTTTCCACTCATCATAATATTCGAGATTGAGAGATGAAAGACAACATACCGCAGTACGATCAGCACTGGTAGGTAAATGAATTTCGTTACAAAGGTTTGAGCCATGAATTTTTAGTCCTTTTTCTTTTAGTGGTTCAGGTAGATATTTATTAGCTGTATCGATAAAGTTTAGATACGGCTCACCAGTTCTGAACCTTATTTCTAAAATACGTTCCCATAATTTACGAGCATTCATAGTATCAGCAATTTCTTTACTTGATGGATCCTTGAGATTCCAATCCGAATTTGATTTTACTGCTTCCATAAAATCATCTGTAATATTAATTGCGTTATGTAAATTTAATGCTTTACGTTGTACATCTCCAGTAGGAATTCTCATATTAAGAAATTCAATAATATCTGGATGTGATATATCCATATATGCAGCGTAGGAACCTTTTCGTGTTTTACCTTGACGGTATGCAATCATGTCAGCATCAACTGTATGCAAAAAAGGAAGTGGACCAGGAGCTTTATCAGAAGTAGTTCTTACATCAGACCAATGACCACCAACTCCACCGCCCATAACCGATAACCATCTGAGTTCTGAAGAATGTTCAATTAAACCTTCAAGTGTATCTGGCACATAAGTTAAAAAGCAAGAAATAGGTAAACCTTTACCATTTTTAATGCCATTTGGAGCATTGGATAAAACAGGACTAGCAAACATAAACCACTTGTTACTAACATAATCATAAAGACGTGTTGCAAGTTCAACATCCATTTTTCCTTTAAAGGTAGACCAGGCCTCTGATGCACGTACGTATGCTTCTTGTGGAGACTTTTCTTTATTTTGTAAATAAAAATCTTTTAACATGCCAATTGCATAATCAGTCAGTAAATTGTCTTTTTGTAAATTTGGTACAATTGTCATTAAGCGCCTCTGTGAACGAAAGTAATTTTTAATTTGTTAGGTATATTATATATCAAATAGACTGGAATGTAAACAAAATAATTATCTTTTTTCTAGATTTTTTATTCTGTTTTCCAATTCATCTATTTTTTTGGTAACGTATGGATATTTTTTTCTCCATGCATCGGTAGGTTGTTGAAACCAAGTAAGTCCCCATCGATCGACGAGGTAGTCTAGAAAATGATCTAGTTTAGCATAACACCAAAGCCCTGCCCTGGTGTCTTTAAAATATGCTAAAAATGCGGCTCCAAGTAAAGAGCCACCAATTGCTGTGTATATCCACAGAGTATCTTCAAACATTCTTTCTATCATAATCTATTCAGTCTTCCAGATAGTCCAAGCTCCATAAGCTATAGCGATACCTGCAGCAATTTTTGCTAAAGGGGCTAGAAAAAGTACCATCAAACCCAAAATAATAAGTGCAGTACCATCCCAAGATGTGCGTTCTTTAACTCTATTATTAATCCATTTTTTAATCATTTAACACTACCTTTCCTTCAGTTATTAATCTATCTCTATTTACCATGTGCTGTGCTTCAACTTCATCTTTTGATCCACCAAAGTATGCTACAGCATATCCCTCTTCAATAAGAATATCAGTTGCTCTTTTTTCATTGATGAGAAAGTCTCCCAATACTCTTCCAAACTTTCCTCTGCTATCCTCTCCACTTCTATCAATTTCTGTTTTGAGAATTTGGATCGATCCGATTGGTAAAAGTTCTTTAAGTCTTTCTTTACTTGCAAGCCCAAATGCCTTTTCTATTAAATCACGTGTTCGTGATTCAGGAGTATCTATACCCATCATACGGACACGTTCCTTATGCATCCACATACCAAAACCTAAGTCGATATCAATGTCTACTGTGTCACCATCGACTACGCGTAGTATTTTACATTTATACTCATACATATTTACCCCTCCATAATTGTGTAATTAACATAATTTTCCATGGAGTGATCTTTTGCTCCGTCAAGTAATCCAGATCTATAACCTCTAATCTTATCCTTTATTCTTTGCCATATAGTCATTTTTCTAATTTTACCATA